TTATTAATTTCTAATTGCCCTTTTGATAATTCCAAAGCATGGCGTTCCGCCATCGTGGAAATCTCATGAGCAAGCTTTGCTTTCTGATCTTTATCTTCTATAAATTTATCTAGTAAACTGGCAACGGGGCCTATCAATGCTTGTAACATTTATGTTACACAAGCTGTGTATTTTCCGCCTTTAACTGCGGCGCCCATACCTCTTGCCTTAAGTCTTGGATATTTATGCTTACTAGAAACTTCTTTTTCTTTACCATAAGGAATTTTTCCCTGACCATCAATACTAGCATACTTAACTGGCTTAGGGGCATTTCCAGGTGTATTGGTAATTATTTTAACTTTACCCATTTCTAACTCCTATTTTTAGGTTGTTGCTGTTTAAATATTTCTCTTTGCATTGCAGAATCAATTCTCGCCTGAGTCTGGTCTTCAGTGCTTTCTAGCTTATCTTGAAAATGACGATCTCTCATCTGCATATTCTGTTGGTCAAGACCTAATTTAGCTTTATCCAACTCTGCATCACTTTGTTCTGCTTGAGCTTTTATTTGTAGCTCTTTCTCTTTAAGTGCTACTAATGGGTCAGGTGTACCTTGACCAGATAGTTGTTCGCTTAGTGCTTTCAATTCTTGCATACCCTGCGCTATAAATTGAGCAGTCATAGCTTCTATTTGCAACATTTGTTGATCTTCAGGAATCTGGCCCCCACTTTGTTGCATTACCTGCATAAATTGTGCAGAAGCCTGTTCTTCCGCTTTTATCTTAACATGCTCCATAATATGCTTTTGTAAATCCATTGCAATTCTAGGAGCAGAAGATACCATAGGTGTTGAACCAAATACCATGTGAGACATAATATGAGATTGATGATCTTGCTTAGGGAATGCTTTTAAAGGCACCATATCAAAAGAATCTATATTTTCTTGCGCTGGATCTTTTGGTTCTTCTTGAGTTGGAGTATGTTTTAAAATTCTATCTACATCTCTAACGCCTAACGCTTCATACATATCACGATAAATTTCATACATGTTATGTAATTCAGGAGCAGCGCCAGCTAATTGCAGTTTAGTTTGTGCTAAAGATATTCTTTGTGCCTGGGAAAATATATTAGGATTAGATACAGGTATTATATCAATGCGATCATCGAAATCCTGCGCTTTTATTGTAGAATCAACCCCTTCTAGAGAATATGGATATTCTTCTGGTAAACTTTCAGACATCACTCTGGATAGTATTTTAAACTCTACTTTCATAGCAAAATGAAGACGCTTATGCACTGCTGACATGACCCGTGAGCCCTGCTCCAACATTGCTATTGTTGTGCCTACGGCTGCTTGTTGATTACCGTCGCCAACTTTTAAATCAGTAATAGTCGCGAACCTTTGACCTGCTTCTACTACAAAACCTAATAACTGCATTAAAGTAGCATCAGGCCCTTTAAAAGGAAGCGGCATCAGGCTATCACGAATCGCCCCACCAGGAGCGTCAACATCTCTAAATTCTCCAGGTTGTATCGGGTCATCATCGTTCCTGATCCGTAGTCCGCGGGATTTGAATCCTGCTGGAAGGTTAGATAATGTACCTGCATCAATTAATTGTCTTAAAGCTGCGGTGGCTGTTCTAGCTAATCCACCAATAGTGTGTATTAACCCTAGACCGTAGAACCCGAATCCCGGTAAAAACTTATAATGAACGAAGTATTGTATTTTTTTCTTATCAGGATCCTCTTCGACATAATTTCTTCGTACACCCAGAATTTGTCCATTATCTTGTGAAATAGTCACAATATAAGGGATTTTTATACCAGTTGGTTCGCCTTCTTCATCTAAATCTTCATATCCTTCGATATCTAAGTCAGCATGGCATTCAAGCAAGGTACAGTCATAATCTATCTGAGAAGGAGTAACCCCCTCTATTTTATCCATTTCTTCGCTTATACTATTCGTATCGTCTGATTGAACAGGCAGAACTTGTATATCAAGATAAAATCCTGAAATTTGCTTCTTTTTTAGGTCATTTAGAGGCATTTTTACTACATGCGTAATATTAGGGCATGTTTCTAGGTCAGAAGTGTCGTATGGCACCACTAAATTTTCAGCGGGAACAAATTTACTAACTGCTCTGCCTAAACAACCATCAAAATACACTTTTTTGAAGGTGCTTCCTGCCAAAGGTAAGTAAAACAACATTTGGTCAAATTCAGGGGTGTATTCTTCCATAACACAAGATATGTAATAATTCATGAATTGGCTGACTCTTTGTGATTGGTCAGCTTTTTCAGGAGTTTCTGAGCCCATTATAATAGTTCGTACAGGGCCTCCAGCAGGTAATAGCTCATTAAAGGCTTGGGCTTGAAATTGAGTGGCGGCTTCTGCTAATAAAGGATGAGTCACGCCCGTCGCTCCACGGAAGGGCTCGCTTCTGTCTTCGTAAGAAAAGCCTAGTAATTCTAATCCATTAGCGTAAGCATCTTCCCATTCTTGACGACTTGCTTTATTTGCGTCAAATTCAGAAGAAAGTTCGCTAGATAATCTGGATAATTCAGAATCTGAAATATGTTCAGCTAAATTGCCATAAAAATCATCCATTTCACCCATTTTATCGTTTGGCTGAAAATCTATTATTACAGCACCTTCCGAATCCTCAATAATCTCAATATCTTCAGGAATTTCATCTTCCATAGGCGATACTAAGATTTCCTGAGAATCAGGCATTTCTATCTCTAATTCTGCTTTTAGTACTTCTTCATCAAGTTGAGCGGGAATGTTTTTTTCAACAAGCCCACCTATTGGTATTATCTCATCTGCCATTTAAAGTTCCTCCAGCCCTAGTTTAACACAAGACTTGTCAAGTAAAACATTTTTAGAAAGGTATCTGTAATCCAACATAGCCCCCTGTTACATTAAATCCTTCGCCAAAGGATTTTTCCCCAAAACTACCTCTAAGATAATTACCACTAGCACCGCCTCTTAATTTCCATTTATTAGGAAATAATATTTCTATCCCTACTGTCCCCCCAAATTCAGTATCCCCTGTATCTACGGTGGTAGGTCGTCCTTCCTCGTCTATGAATGAGGCAGAGCCTTCGCTAACCCCACCTCGAACATCAACATATGGTTTAAATTTTAAACTTGGTATGAAAGAATCTATTCCAAGGCTTTTGTACATAATCTTTTCTACGAGGGCTGCTTCTCTTTTTTCTTCTTCTATTTCTTCAAAACTTTTTTCTATAGATTTAATTTCCGATATACGTTTTGGTTCAAACCTTGAATCTTCTAAAGTTCCTTCTTCTAAAGTTCCTTCTTCTACATAGCCGCCATTTTGAAACATATTAACGGCTTTATCTTTAAGGTTATATACCCCACCACCTTTTTGAAACATATTAACTGCCCTGTCTTTTATAGACATAATCCCTTCGTTTGAAGGTACTACACCGCCTTCTTTTAGTGGGAGTTTAAATCCTCCTTTTAAAATAGCTTCTCTTATTTCTGGAGTAAGACGCATAGCCATTCTTTCACCAGGTACAAAATTAATTGTTTCTTTTCTATATTTATATTTTCCAGCGCCGGGGTTAGTACGGTTACGTAACCAATCCACATAAGCCTCTCTCTTTGTTTGCGCCCCCTCTTCTAGTGGTTCTCTACCAAAAAAAATATCATCAAAAGATTCGTCGGCTATCTGGGTCTCAGTTTTTTTTGGATACTTCTCGTTCGTCTTGCTCATAACATCAACGTGATCCAGAGATCTTTCTGTATCACCGTCTTCTAATGCTTTAAAAAATTTCTTTTCAAAAGTACCACCAATTTCATCTGCTATCTTACTGGCAGACCCCGGTATAACTTCATTATAATGTTGTCGTAGCCATAATACTCTTCTTGCTCCTTTTTGAAGTTGTCTAAATGAAAAATCATCATAGTTTGCAATAGGTTCTCCGTTATAATATTCTTGCAAATTATAGCTACCTTGCTTTTCATTAAATTTAAAATCGTGTATTGTAGTTTTTTTATCGGCAAGTTTTTGAAGCGTTTCTGTATCGTAATATTCATCTCTAATGTCGGGAGACCATAAATTAGTATGAAACTCTGATTCGGGGAGCACGAACCAATCGTCCCCTCTTTCAGCCGCGTCTCTTAAAGCTTGTTTAAGATTAACTTCTGTTGTTTTTCCGGGATTTTTCGGGTCTAAAAAAGGTAATTCTGGTTTGAGCATGTCCAGGGCTTCCGACGCCTCAGCACTTTCAACTACCCCACTTTTAATTTTACCGCCAGACATAGAAAAAATGTCGTCTTCTAAATTTTTCTTCATCTTGATTAAATCGTCAATAGCTTTTTGACCAGAGGGGGCATCAAATTCAGGCTGCCTTTCTAGGTGACGTAGTAACCCAGTTACATCATTTAAACTCATTTGTGGATCTAAAATACTTTGGCTGCTAAAATCCACACCTGTGCTGGGGGCTTCAAGCATTAATCTAGTAGTTTCATCACGCAGGTATTTTTTTTGTACCGTCTTTACTCTTGCTAAAAAGTTTCCCCAATCATTTTTGTACTCTTCAGCTTTTTGTTTTCTTACAGATACAGGTAATTTGTCGTAAACACCATATTTATGCGCTACTTTTAAAGCATCAGATTGAGATTCATAAGGGTAATAAGCAGTTTCACCGTTTCCGGCGTCTAATACATTAGCCTTAAAATGAGAAAGACCTAACTGCCCCGTTTCTACGTCATAATGCCCCTCACCCATCTTTGTGGCTTGAATACCTTTGCCATAGCCTTTTTTTATAACAGTTTTTCCTTCTATCCGCTCTATAATCTTACTTTGGGGATCTAACGAACCCCTTACTGTTAACGCTGTAGGATCCGACCAGTCAGGTTGCGTATAAGCTATACGTCCTTCAGAAGGGGAGATTCCCTGACTTTGGTTATAAAGATTTCTAGCCTGAACTTTTGCTTCGTTTAAATTATCAAATACCTTAACAGAAGCAGAATCGGCTATAATAGAAGCATCTATGGGGGTTAAGTTAGGATCATCAGTATAATTATAAATTAAATCCCAATCTCCTGCTGACTCAAGCTGTTCTCTTCTCGTTTTCACTGGGGTATCGGTGTATCTCCTAAAACGAGAAAGGTCGCCTTCTTTGAAATTAGGTTTTCCTTTGTATATCTCCCACCCTTGGTCATTGCCAATGATGTGATAACCTGATTCTTCATCAACGTGTATTTGAAGACTTTTGCTTTTAGTTACTTTTTCTAATTGTGTGTTAGATAATACATCTTCATATCTTAGATAAAATGGGTCACCAATAAATCTTTGATGAACCACTATGTCAGACATTTCATCTATAAGTGGATCGAGATCTGTATTTATTGCGTTGTAATATTCTGGATGGGTTTGTGCTCTTAATTTCTCTTTTTCTATAAGTTTATTTAATTTTTGTCTGGAATCTATTAAATTTTCAATAAACTGCTCATGAGGTATTTTGCCTTTAAGAACATTAGTATGTATCTGAGACAATTCTTCATACATTCTATTAAATTCAGACCCGTTTATGTATCGTTCAGTATTTATTTTATCTTCAACAATTTCTTTTATTATTTTTCTTCTTTTACCAATTTCTCTAAGCAACTCATCTTTTTTAGAAGCATTCGCTCCAATTCTTGATAATTGATTAAAAAAGCTTATATCATAATTTGAAGGGGTTGATAAAAAACTTTTAGATAAGGGAATAAAAATTTTATCTGAACTTGGAATTGGTATGCCCCCTTTTCCCGAAACAGCATCCATTCCTTCTCCTACAGCGTCAAAATTAATTTCTAATTGACCTGTTGGTTTTCCTATAATGTCAGGATCATCAAACAAGTTATCAAAAATTACTTGTCGCTTTTGATCTTCATAATCAAATTTATCCGATTCATCTAGTGTTGATTTTAGGGGCATACCCTCGTACGTTGTTTCCGTCCAGTTAGTAGTGCCACTAATGCCAGAGTCTCTTGCTATTTTAACGTCTAGCTCAATACGATTTTTGTCTATGGTATCTAATACTTGTTGTTTGGTTACTGTAGGATTATTTTGAAATAACTCATCCAATTCCAGCCATTTCATTTCACTGTTAGATATGCCTTTCTTCTTATTAAGGAATTTTTTAAATTGCCAGCTTGGAACAGCACCAGCTATGTGTTCTGGAAAATCTTTTGCTGCTTCATATGATTTAATATAAAACCCTCTGGAGTCTAGTATTCTTTCTTTTGGTCCTGATTTTTTACCAGGCCCGGCTAATTTTTGTCTCCAAGAATCTACCCATTCGCTATACTGTACTTTCTTACCTTCTAGCATAGTTGGCTTTTCTTTGCCTAAAATTCCAAGTTCAAAAGATTCCATAATATCTTCTACGGGTACTGGGTCGTCTTCTAGTACAAGAGATTTACCCTTACCTGTTGTTAATTGAGGATCTTGTGAAGGATCTGTCTTAAACCCTTTTTGTCGTTTTAATTTTACTATTGAAATAGGGCTGTTAAAAGCATCCCCCATAGTGATGCTCCATTTAAGCGCATCTTCTGGATTTTCAAAGGCAAAAATTCCAGAAGTAGGGTTATAAGCATCACCTGTTGCAGCCATATCCCAGTTAGGGCCTTCCCCATAAAAATGTAACAAACCTTTTTCTTTTATTGAGGGTACGTGTTCTGAAAAGGTTACGTGATACACGGGTTTATCTGTAGGAGCCGTGAGCCGCGGGCCGCTAGGTGTTATTGCAAGTTGTAGTGGAATAGCCTTTTGTAAAAGAGGCGCGTCTAATAAATCAGGTATTTGTTTTCCTAATGATTTTAAAGTGCTAGTAGTTAAGTTTTCTAATCCGTATAAAGCTTTGCCTATAAGACGAGGGGTAGGTAGTAAAAATTCACCAAATATTTCAGATGCAAATTCAGTTGAGCTACCTGTTCTTTCAGGTAAACCTAGTTTTTCTGCAAGCCATTCGCTTCCTAAAACAGGTTTATCAGTATAAAAAGAACCTGCTCCCGCTAAATTAATAGCATCTACAGGGAAACCCACTATATTAGGGGCTACTCTTGCAAGACCTGTGGCTACTTCTGGTGTTTTTCCAGCAGCAATTTCCCAATACTCAGGGTCTATTGCCGCTTTAGAAATATTTTTAGCTTCTTCTGCTATCTTATTTTGAAAATACCCCAAACCATCATCTTTAATAAAACCTTCTTTTTCATCAGATTGTCTTAAAATATCTTTTTTAAGTTCATCAGATATTGATCCATATTGACGTTTAGATTGAAGATATTGCTCTAATAGCTGGTCCGAAGGCATTTGTCAAACTACCATGCACCAATGATAAAACCAAGCACAAAGCATCCAGCGTACCAGACGAAGCTAGGTAAAGATTCAACAATATCTAATACTAAATCTTTAATCTTATTCATTTTTTTCTCCTTTTCTATAATTTTGAATAGTAAAATCTGAAACGTCCGCAGCATAATATTCTGGCGTTTCAATGTGCTTAACTCTTATAAATCTATAAGCATTGCCCCAATCTTTTTTATTAAAATACCATAGTAATATGCTATGTAGTATAAGAACTAAGAATGGCGACATGACTGCATCAAACACAATCATCGATAAACCATTCTCAATATGAACAAAACTTTTTAATTGATGTTGTAATAATAATTGAGTAAGAGCAGCTAATGGACTAGAAATCAAAAGCGCCATTAAAAAATTCTTTTTAATAGACCAAGGTTTCCCACCTTCTTGCCTGTTTATCCTCCGCAACATTATGTTTATCCATAATCCAATTGTTGTTGACAATAAAAGAGGTAGAAACAAGATAAATAAATCAACGTACCAAGGTATGTTTGTCACTTATCCTCTCCAAACATCCTTTCATATTTTTTCTTTTCTAAAAGATAATTCATGTGTTTATATATTAAGCTTATAATTAAAGACACTATTCCAATAGATATAGCTATTACGGTTGAATAATGTTGCATATAAGCCGCAACACACGCCCAGCCTGAACAACTATAAGTAATAAAATCTATGGCTTTAACCACGTTTTCTGGATTTTTATACATTGTTTTTTCCATAACAATTGAGGGTGATTGAAACATTAATAATAAGCTCTAATCTTAGCAGAGTTGTCGTAGTCTTCAAGGTCATCAGAAGGTAATTGAACAAAGTTTCCTTGTCTATACCTCATTAATGCTTGGGTCATGCTATCTACCAAATCGTCATATTCTCCATTTGGAAAAGCAGCTACTTCTTCTATCATTTCATCAGCAAACTTTTCATCAGGAGCCCATACCATTCCTGCTTCAAATAAAGGAGAAACTGAATGCACTCGTGTAAGTTTATCATTTCCTTTTGATGGCGTGAAGTTAACAACAGGAATTCCTATGTTCCGTAGTTCGTGGGTCAAGGGCAATCCTGTAGCTTTAGCTTCAATTATTACCGTATCAGGCTCCCAATATTTATATTGGTCAAGTGCTTCTCTTTTTAGTTCA